ATTATTAGCTGTTAAAATGTTAATGTCAGAGTCTTGACATACATATAGATAACGAGGAGCAACAGAATTAGACCAAGTAGCAAATGCTTCTTTTTCTGTAATTGTTGATTCCCATGTTGTAAAGAATGTAGCCCAATTTTGATTAGAAGCAATAATGTTAGCCATAAATGTAGCTGGAACACCAACTGCTTGACCTTGTGACAATACTGCGCCAGTAGCTTGAGTTAGCAATAAGCCTGTAGATAAAGTGCCTGTTGCGTAAGAGATTGTTGCAGTTGCGCCTGTAGTATTAGTTGTAAAAATAAATGCGCTTACTGTAGAGTTCCAAGTAACCGTAAATGGCGGTGTTGTAAATGCAGCTTGAATTGCTGTTGCTGCTGCACTAAAACTTGCTACGGCTGCCAATGAGATAGTTCCTGAAGTAATTGGTGTGCCATTTACTGTAAGAGTTAATGTGCCTGAACCCAACGCTTGCAATTGACCTAAAGTCATAGAAGCCATGTTTCCACTACGCAACCAACCAGCAGTTGCAACTTCAGGATAGTTAGCTACTAACAAAGCACCTGGCAAAGTTGTGCTATCTGAAGTGCCGTTAAAATAAATACTTGCCAATGTTGCTTCAGTAGAGTTTGCGCCAAAATAACTTTGAACGTTAGCTGCCGTTGCAAATTGTAAAACCGTACCCGCAGGTGCTAGAGCATTTTGCGTGAGCATCAGACCATTTAGGTCAACAGCGATGCCATTGGCTGCTAATACCGATGGAATTACGTTTACTACTTGTGAAAAAGGAATGGTACTCATAAAAGCTCCTATGGTTTAAATGTTTGGTCGATTGGTGCAAGCGTTACATTTGCTTCCAACATTGATTGTTGTGATGTAGTCAATATTGGGTTGTATTGTAAACTTGCCGTTATCTTCCAGCGTTGTTCATATTGTTGTTCCCCATCAATCAGAGGAATTTGAACAGGGTCATCTGCGTACAATGGCTGAATATTCGCAGGGAAAATGTCAGTTGCGTACTGGTCACGAAATAAAGCCTGAGTTTGCATAGCCCACGTTTGTGACGTAGAGCCATAAAAATCAAGCTGCATTTCATATCTTGTTGGCGTTAAAATCATTTTTTGTTGTAAAGCTGGATTATAGTCATCTACGTTAAAAGATAATCTATCCATAGCTCCATTAGTCATTACAACAAAACCGCCTTTAGGCATGGCAACTAAGTTATCCTGCCCTTGAACTACTTGCGTACCGCTAGGTAAAAATGTATTAAAAAATGTCACCAAAGCCGTAAATACATCTTGGTCAATGATGTCAATTGTTACACTCATTCTTCAGTCCACTCTATTGAAACATAAATATTAGTTCCGCTAGGAACTGTATCGCCATTTAAACTAAAGCAGAATGATTGATTAACTCCACGCAAAATAATGGGTTGTGTGTTTCTAATTCCAAAATCTTCAATCCACGGGAATACAGGAATACCACTATTAGAAGCATTAGCCAAAGCGTAATGGTCACCAAACATAAAAGTTCCAGTTCCTAATGTGGCAGGATTGGCTGAATAAGCCCTAACAACTGCCGTTGGTGCTGGATTAGTTGTGTCATAAGGAACACCCGTTAATACTGTAGAAGTGCCACCTGTATTAGCTGTAGTCCTAAAAAAACAATAAAAGTCGATTACACCAGCAGAATTAGAATTGTCCGCAGTCACTTGTAATCTTGTAATTTTGATTGTTTTAGTTGCTGAACCTGTAATAGTAAATACATCAGTTGCAGGTGAAGCTGGTGTAATATCATAAACACCTGCTCGGTATGTTGGAATATTGACTAAAGGATTACCAAACTGGTCAATTGATACTGCTGCATCGGCAGCTAATCCATTAACGCCATTGTTTACATTAATTTGCATAATTTATTCCTGTTGTAAAGTTACGATAACATGGCACCAATCAGACCAAGTTTCTACGACCTGAGTAATAAGCCAATTGCGATTACAGCCATTTGGAACTTCAGGGAATACCAATATATCACCGCCAATGTTATCGGCTCTTACAACGCCAGCAGCGTTGCCATAGAGGTAAACTGAACGCATTACGCCTGTAATGTTTAATCCATCAGTATGTTGTAAATCTGTAGAACTTAATGCTTGAACTTGAGCTTGAACAGTAAGCGTTAAACTTGTTGGTGTTCTTTTACCTGCTGCATTAGTTGTATAGCCAGTAGATTGAATCCAATTGATTTGAATGTTTGGATTAGTTATCTGAGTATATTTATTTACCATTCCACGCAAATTCATTTTCAATCCTTTTTAAATTCTGAGCCAGCCTTATTTACTGCGTTTGATACAGAAGCAAGCATATATCCAGTATCAATTAAAGGTTTTGCAGAACCTTTGCGTTTAATGGTAGATGGAGCATTGGGTGGACTGTAAATGCTAGATATTTTTGTTTGTATATCGGCTGCTGCTTGCCTTCCAACTCTATCTAAAGTATCAAAAGCAGTTTCTTTATTTAAAACAACTCTTTGAACACCTTTTTTCATGGTTTCAATCCATTTGTCTTTTTGTTCTTTTATTGTTGGGCGCATGAAAGGGCGAGCAGGTGAAACGGAAGTTCCGTATTCATTCCATGCTGCTACAGTTGCAACAGGCGTTTCATCTTCATAATTTATACCTGAAGGAAACCCTACTTGTGCAACAAGATTTTTAAATTCTTCAGGCGCACGTTCTAATGTCGCTTTAATCTTATCAAGATTAAGCGCAGCCATTATCCGAAAAACCCACCAGCTCTACGAAAGCCTAGATTTTCGTTACTACCGCCTACAAATAGCCCTACGTTTGCTACAGCACGCAATAAAGCACGTAATTGACCGCCATAAGGGGTAGTTGCTAACCACCAGCCAAAAGCTGTTTTAACGGGTGGTGGTGTCATAGATACATTGACTGTGCCTTCGCTAGTACCTTGAACAACTACTGTAGGGATGCCAGCATTTATCATTGTGAATGATTGCGCTAAATGAGCGCACATTAAATCTAAAGCAAGTTGCAGTTGTTTAGAATTAAAATCCCAAGGAAAGTTATTTAAAACGTTAATATAAGCTGTTCCCATAGTCCACCAGCTTTCTAACTGAACTTCAGGAAAGTCAGTAGTATTTTCAAACGCAGGAAATTGCAATCTGAAATTTGCATCGTTATAGCTAGGGACTAGAGAAGTCATCTTAGTTTACTTTCGGTTCTTCATCTTCTTTGAAATCTGAAGCAGTCAATGGTGCAGACTTGTCTTTCAGATTCATGTCAGGAACTACTTTTTCTACTTCTACTTTTTTAGCACGAACAGTAATGAAACCATCTTTTTCATGTTTCAAAAATACTGAATTTTTCTTTAGTGCTTCATAATCGGCTTCTTCAATTTCTGTTGGAACGCCAATTGGAGTGATAAGACGGTCATTTGCCACGCCTGTACCACCTTTAATTAATACGCCTTTATCCTTAATAGGAAGGTCGTTACCGCCTTGCAGCCAATTTTGATAAAGCTGGTCATTTGCAAGCGTTGAAAAAACGTGAACTTTTGCCATGTTAAACTCCTTGATATATATAAATTTATGCTATAATTACTTATGCGGTAGTAAGAATAGCTAAAGGACGCAATATGCAGACAAAGCGATGCCCTCGGTGTAAGATTATCAAGCAAATCTATGAGTTTAGCAAGTCATCTCGTGAAAAAGATGGATTGCAAACTAATTGTAAATCATGCAATAAAATTATATCAGCTCAATATCGAGCTAATAATGTGGAAAAAGAGCGTGAAAGACACGCAAAATACCATGTTAAGAACAAAGAAACAATAAATGCTCGTGTTTCTCAATGGCAAAAAGATAATCCTGATAAACGTAGGGCTATCTCTAAAAAATTCTATCAAACTCATAAAGAATCTGAATCAATTAGACATTTAAAATGGAGAACAGAAAATCCTGAGCGTCATAAAGAAAATTCTCAAAAATGGAGAATAAAAAATATTGAATATGCAAGATTTTATGATTCATGGTACGCCAAAGAAAATAAAGATAAATTAAATGCAAAAAATGCCCGTAGAAAAGCTACTTTATTAAAAGCAACTCCTCTTTGGGCAAATTTTGACAAAATATCTGAAATATATCTTGAGGCAAGATTAATTACAGAACAAACAGGAATTTCACATCATGTTGACCATATAGTCCCATTACGTTCAAAACTTGTTTGTGGATTGCATTGTGAAGCTAACTTGCAAATATTAGAGGGATTAGAGAACCTGCGTAAAAATAACAAGTTCTCTATTGATTAAAATCAAATCCCACTATATCTCACCACTGCAAAAGGTCGTTTTAACATGACCCCTGCAGTAGCGTTTGAGTAGTCTTCAACGTATGCTTTAGCTTGTTTTTCAACGCCAAGTGCTTGGAATTTAGCAGGAACAACTTGCACCCAAGTACGGCTGTCATCAGAAGCACCATCTTCAACTGATTCTGCATATAAGTAGAATACGTTAGCACCACCGTTAGCAAAGTTTAATTGAGGAGCTGAGATAACACGCAATTTAGCGTAAGTCTTGCTCAACCAGTCACGAACTGAGATACCAAAGTCAGAAGTAACTGACAAGTAT